AACAAATAGTGTTTCTGGATTAAACTTGTGGGTATCCACCAGGCCATAAACATCTAACAACTCGTACAGTTGATGCTTGAGCAATGATTCCATTAGTATAGTAACCTAAATTATTAATTTGAATCAGTGACCCTGCAGACAGGTTAAAGAAGGAATATGTAATTAGGGAAATTCCATTGGAGTCAGAAAGACGTCCTGAACCTCCGACTCCTTCCGCAACAAACATTGAACCATTACCTAGTAATGTCCAATTGGATTTGTTATCAAACATCTGGGTTTGCAAACCAACGTTTGCAGCATCAACTACAACTTGTATCATACCATTAAAGTCAGTATTAAACTGTAGAGTATCCTTAGCAAAGACAACGACATCTAGATTTCCATCAGAACCAGTCAAATTGGTGAATGGTGCGGAATTTGATGTAGCTCCAAAATAAAATCTTTTGTAGTCATTGTTTAAGAGAGAATCTGAGTTAATTATCTGAGGAAGAGTAAATTCAATATCATACTCAACCCATAATTCACCACAATATGAAAGATCTGTAGAAACAGCATCAGTGGCAATAACCAGATAAAGTGGATCATATAATTTTTGACCGACACTAACCGAGCTCACTCTCACATAATAATCTCTATAGTTCATAATTGACTTTTCGGATAAGGTAATAGAAAATGATTTCCAAACAGGAGAACGAGCAGCATAGGCATACTCTAATAGTTCAGTCTTTGTGTTTGGAAGAGGATCTGAAATATTAAATTCAGGTGCCATCATTACCATACCGGGTACGAACGTGCTTTGCGCAGTCTCGTAAATATATCTCAACCTTTTAACGCTATATTTCTCAAAGTTAGGAGCAACTCCCGATAACCAAGGGAAACATTTATGTATACCAGGATTAAATTCCACTTTTTGAGGTGCAAAAGGATCCTGAGGAACAATATTCTTAATAAATTCTCTCTTTCTGATTCTAAATGAATTACCACTCATTTGTCCAGAAGGATAAGAATATTGTGTTGAGGTTGATAGAGAAGTCATATTATCCTTCTCAGTCTTACGAGGTCTTTCAGATCTGGACCTTGACCTATTTCTAGATTCTTTAGGTTTCACTGATTTCGATCTTGAATTCACGTTTTGTTTTTTTGTTGTTGATCTTCCGCGTTCCATAATATTTATCTTATGAAATTCCTTTTTTGGGGAAGGAAGTTACAGA